AATATCTTATACAAATAACAGGGCAGATTTAAACAATATAGGAATAAATTCTGGTCCAGAAATCGCTAAGTTAACGGAAGAGCAAGCAAAATGTATCTATATTAATAAATATTGGAATCCTGTTTCGGCAACCCTATCCTATCCTATGAATTGGGTATATTTTAATGCAGCTGTAAATAATGGTCCAGGAAATGCCCAAAATTTTTATACGCAAAGCAATGGTAATTATGAGGATTTTATATCAATACAACGTCAATTTTATGAGAATATAGTAAAAAATAAGCCGAGTCAATCTATATTCTTGAAGGGTTGGATGAATAGATTAAATAGTTTGGAAAATGCTATTAAAACTTTGTAATATGTTCTCGGTAATATAAAATATTACGTCATTCACATAAATACTGTTTTTCTCTTATTATTTCCTGAAACCTTTTTTGAATCCCTTGGGTGCAATTTGTTGTTGGCTTTTGGCCCCTGTGCGTCATGGCTTTATCCGTTTTTTGTGACCAAACTCCTGTTGATTTTTTTCTATATAATTTTTATCATTGCGTGAATGATTTTTATCATGGTCAGTTTTACTAACTATGACATCGCCTTCATCAAGAAAATCTTCTAAGCGGGCTGGTCTTGAAAACGTTTTATCTGGAGATTCTGGTATCTCGGTCATATAACAATTAACAATAATAGACCTTAAGTTCTTCGTTGATTAAAAGTATAAATAAACTGACGATTATATATATTATGAATAATAGTAAGAACCTTTTAGTAAACTTATTGAAACCCGAAAAGAAACCGAAAAAAGATAAAGAAAAGGAGGACTTAAATAAAGAAATTGTTCCCAAGGTCCCCAAAAAACGGGTGGTTACATCAACAAATAAATGGACACAACCAACAGACCCAGAAAGTCAACTTCAATATATTCAACAAATAATAGATAAGAAGGTTACTGATGAGAAAGAATGCAACCTTATATTACAACAATTAGGTCAAAAAATCGGCGGTTATAAAGCACAGGATATTCATAAAAAACTCTATTCAGAGGCCGAATTCGTGGATGTTGAATGGACTCTTGACTTAATGAAAAAATGCAATAATCATTGTTTCTATTGTAAGAAAACAGTTCATGTATTATATGAGAATGTGAGAGAGCCCCTACAATGGACTCTAGAACGCATAGATAATGATTTTGGGCATAATAAAAACAACGTAGAGATAGCCTGTTTAAATTGCAATTTACGACGTAGAACTATGTACCACGAACGCTATTTATTTACGAAGGAAATGAGTATAGTAAAAAAACAGGATTCATAGAATAATGATTGGTGTAAAAAACGTATATAAAAATATTATTGCTTTTTATATATCAATGCAAAACATACTCTATGAATCTAATACAACCAGTTATTTACCTATTCATCAAAAAATAATAGAGAAATTAGATTATTTTAATGCATCCAATAAAATCCCGCATATTATTTTTCATGGTTCATCGGGGTCAGGTAAACGACATATTGTAGACCAGTTTATTAATAAAATCTACCAATACGATAAATCCAAAATTAAATCTAATGTTATGCTTGTAAACTGCGCTCATGGGAAGGGTATTAAATTTATTCGTGAAGAATTAAAGTTCTTTGCCAAAACAAATATTCAATCAAATAATGGTACTATTTTCAAAACTATTGTTCTATTAAACGCCGATTATTTGACGATTGATGCACAATCTGCTCTGCGCCGTTGCATTGAGTTATTCAGTTATAATACGAGATTTTTTATTATTGTAGAAAATAAAAACAAGTTATTGAATCCGATTTTATCACGATTCTGTGAAATCTATGTTCCCGAATACATACAGGATGGCACCCTCATGAATTTACATCAATATTCCATTCATAAGAATTACAATATAGACGCAGTTCAGGATAAACATAATTGGATAGATAGCAAAATGCAGGATTTATTTGATTATGAAATAGACCATTTAGTTTTAACAGAATTATCTAATGAATTTTATGAAAATGGTGTATCATGTTTAGACTTGATTCAATGGATAAACACAACTAATCGGCTTGAGAACTTAGAGAAATCAACAATATGCATATGTTTTGATAAAATAAAATCCGAATATAGGTGTGAGAAATTGCTTTTATTATATATTTTTGATTTTATGTTTTTACGTTCAAAGATAGATACAAAATGTATTTTAGAAATATAAATATGGACGATTTTGTTATTTCTAACTTGAACGAGTCAAGAAATGAATGGTGCAGCCGTTTGGTTAGTATTTTTACACCATTGGTAATTGAAGGTGTTCGGTCTATATTTAATGAATCATGGAAGTTATGTTTAGATAATGATGAAGTCAATAAGTATTTAATGACCTTTCAAAATTTGCTTTCTCGCGTTCCCAAGTGGAATAATGAGATTATTGAGGAAGAGCGTAAACGTATTGTTGAACGTAGTGGCTGTAATTATTTAGAAGACTTGATTACATGTGTTCATGTTATCCAATTAAAAGTCCTTACGTGTATTCGTGTTGGAAATAAACAGAAAAAGATAGATATTTCTATTCCCAAATTGGATAGCTTTATTCATAAGGTCTATATTAATGCTGCGCGTAAGGTTTATTCTAATGTGTATCTGTTTGAGAAGAATTTAACACCATTGCAAGTACAAAAGAATAATCGTGAATTAGAAGTTATTGTGCAAGAATGCATCTTAGCGGCTATTCGCGATAGTATTCCTACCGAATCTATTATTAGAGCTTATATGGATGAGGCTGTTGAACAAGAAGAAGAAATTATTATTGAGAATATTGAAGATACAGAGGCATCTGAGAAAGAAAAAGCACAAACTGACCTTTCTAGTGAAGAGAAACCATCTGAAAAAACAGAAGAAGAAATACCGTCGGTTGTTCCGTCTATTAAGAATGTAGATGATGAAATTGTTACAACACGTCTCACGTTTAATAATATGGATACTGTCTTAGATAATAATGTGAAGAAAGAGATAGAAGCACCCAAATCATTGGAAAGATTAGAGGAGAATGCTACTTCTATTGCCATTCAAAGAAAGTTAGAAGAAGAGCCTGATGAGGAAAAAATTCAGATCTATCAAGACCAAACTTTTGATTTAAGTGATTTTGATATTTTAGACGAAGTTAAACCTAAAAAGCAATCCGATGATTTTTTATTAGACGACGTAGAAGAACTCAAATAATTTAGGAATTATGCGTTATAAACAATATATAAAATTAGCGAGTTTTTATATATTTTATGGAGAAGGTTTTTATTTTATCAATTGTTGTAACATGTATATTTGTTATAATTAAGGTTTTAGAGATGAAATATGTAGACAAAGAGTGGAAACCTTTGAAACTTATAATACGCGATTCTGTTATTATTTTAGTATCTAGTATAGTAGGTTCTTTTTTATATTTTAATATGGATGGTTCACTTACAGACTTTTTGAATGTAGTTACAGACAATAAATCGTTCAATATGTCTGCAACGCAAATATTTACTGATGCACCTGGATTTTGATTGTTTTATATATAATCTTTTATAATTATATATTAAATGAGTAATTTTAACAGAAGCCGTAGAAACAATAGATTATTACAAGAGCATTCTTGTTTTCGTCCTCCTGCATGTCCAAATGTTATTAATAGTTTAACAGGACCCACTGGTCAAACTGGTTCCACTGGTAACACTGGACCTACAGGGCAAATAGGTTTAACTGGACCTACCGGGCAAACTGGACCTACTGGAGCCATAGGTTCTACAGGTGAAAGAGGAAAACGTGGTAAAACTGGACCCCTTGGTCCTACTGGTCAAATAGGAATAGCAGGACCTTTGGGTCCTCAAGGCAAACATGGGCCACAGGGTAAGCAAGGTCCACAAGGAGTTCCTGGTACAGCTACACATACAGGAGCTACTGGGTCTAGAGGTCCACCAGGTGTTCGTGGGTCACAAGGTCCTATTGGTCCAACTGGTTATACTGGCGTTACTGGTCCTCAGGGAATTCCTGGAACTGCTACTAATACTGGGGCTACGGGTAATCAAGGTGATATAGGACCTCAAGGTATAGTAGGTCCTCAAGGAAGTGTAGGACCTCAGGGAAATGTAGGATCTCAAGGAAGTGTAGGATCTCAAGGAAGTGTAGGACCTCAGGGAAATGTAGGACCTCAGGGAAATGTAGGACCACAAGGAGCAGGTGTTGATTACGACCAATTATTGAATACTACAAATGATGTTTCATTCAATAGTGTTAATGTTTCAAATAATTTAACTATAAATGGTCAGCTTTATGTAAAACAATACACTAATCAAAACATTATCAATACAAAAATAAATAATTATCAATTAATAATTTCTGAGGATTTATCATTAAACGGTAGACTATTTGCATCAGGAGATATTTCTTTGAATGGATACTTATATGCAAATTATCCCGATAATACTATTCCATTAAGCGCTATAAAAGGAAATGGTCCTCAGGGTCCCCAAGGCAATGTAGGTCCACAAGGTGATGCGGGACCTCAAGGTGATGCGGGACCTCAAGGTGATGCGGGACCTCAAGGTGATGCGGGACCTCAAGGTGATGCGGGACCTCAAGGTGATGCGGGACCTCAAGGTGATGTTGGTCCTCAAGGTGATGCGGGACCTCAAGGTGATGCGGGACCTCAAGGTGATGTTGGTCCTCAAGGTGAGGTAGGTCCTCAAGGTGAGGTAGGTCCTCAAGGTGAGGTAGGTCAGCAAGGAGTACATGGTATTGACGGAGAAGCTACAAATACTGGTGCTACTGGCCCACAAGGCGATGTGGGACCCCAAGGTGATGTAGGACCACAAGGAGTACAGGGTATTGACGGAGAAGCTACAAATACTGGTGCGACTGGCCCACAAGGTGATGTAGGTCCACAAGGTGATGTAGGACCACAAGGCGCGGAAGGGTCAGTTGATGTTTCAACCGATTTATCATTACAAGGGCGTTTGTTTGTGAGTCAACCAATTAGTATTAATTACTCACCACCATTATCGGATAGCAGTAATCTAGGATATCAATTAACAGGTACAATGATAACTGGTGGAGACGTTACTGCCCCAGGAAGTTTTACTGAAAATGTTTTAAATTATAGCAGTATAGATTTAACACCAGGTGTTTGGCTAGTTGAATCTCAATTCTATGCCAGAACATTAGTAGACGGATATTCAGCTATGTTATATTTATCTTTATCATCTGTATCTGGTGTTTTAAACACAAGCAATGCATCATTTAATACTATATTATTGAGTAGTTCTAATCCTATTTTAAATAGAATAACAGGAATTTTTACTGTAACAGCGAATACAACTATTTATACTGTTCTTACTTTATTTAACTGCACAGATTCTGCAGGTGTTCAAGGAGACCAAACAATCTATCTTGAAGATACTACATTAATTGTTGCTACTCGTGTAGCATAAACCTTTTCCATATATAGTATATATTATTTATGGAAAAGTTTACGGAAAAGTTTACGGAACAAGAAACTGATATAGAAAAAATGATTAAGAAAGAAAGGAAAACATGTGAGAAAGAATGCAAAAAAACATGTTCTGATAAACCAAAGAAAAAATTGATTATTCGCGAATCATTACCACCGCCAGAATCTATTCCCGTACTTCCAGCACAGCCCATTATTGAAAAAACTACCAAGAATCTTGAAGAAATGCCCCGATACAATGAAACATTCATTGAGGTTTTAGAGAGATTAGCCAAACTTATGTCGCAGCAAGGTGATTACATTCGTAGTAGAGCATATACAAAAGCAGCAGATACTATCAGAAATATCACAGAAGACATTACTAGTGTTTCACAGCTAGAAGGTAAGCCAAATATTGGCCCCATGATTAAAGAAAAGTTCACTGAGTATCTAGATACAGGAACCTTGCGACTATTTGAGCGTGAAAAAGATAAGCCAGAGTACATATTAAGTGAGATTTATGGTGTTGGTCCTAAGAAGGCAAAAGACCTTGTTGAAAAGGGTATTACTACTATTGCTCAACTTCGTGAGCGCCAAGATGAATTATTGAATGATGTTCAGAAAGCAGGTCTTAAATACTATGAGGATATTTTGGAACGTATTCCACGCAGTGAAATTGATGAATACAATAAGCTCTTTAAGACTACTTTTGATAAGTTTGCCACTCCAGAGTCGCAATATGAAATTGTAGGTAGCTATCGCCGTGGGGCACATACATCAGGTGATATTGATGCGATTGTTACATCAGATGATGCTACTATGTTTCCTAAGTTTATAGATGCTCTATTAGAAAAACAGGTGATTATTGAAGTGTTATCTCGCGGTAAAACTAAATGCCTGGTAATTGCTAGATTACCCAACCATAAGACGGCGCGTCGTGTGGATTTTATGTATACTTCTCAAGAAGAATATCCTTTTGCTGTGTTGTATTTTACAGGCAGTAAGACATTCAACACAGTGATGCGCGGGCATGCCCTTAAATTGGGCTTTTCTTTGAACGAACACGGCCTATATAAGAAGCAACCAGGTAAAGAAAAGGAGGAGAAAGTAGACCACGTATTTAAGGATGAGAAGGATATATTTGATTATTTGAAAATGGAATATAAAGAACCGGTTGAACGCATTGATGCTAGGTCATTGGTTATTCAAAACGGAGCGATTTTACCTACTGCAAAACCAGTTTTTTTAAAACACGCAACAACTCAGAAAATAAAAGAAGAGAAACCTGAAAAGAAGACACGTAAAGTTAAAGAACCGAAACAACCTAAAGAACCAAAACCACCTAAGTTACCCAAGTTGCCTACGGGTCCTAATGCACCGAAGCGCACATATAAAAAAAGAGAACCTAAAGATCCTAATAAACCCAAGAGAAAATACACTAGAAAACAAAAACCACCTGCTGAACCAGATAAAGAAATAGCTAAGGTTTTTTTAACTGCGCCTGTACCCGAGCCTGAGCCAGAAATAATACCAATAGTTCCTGTTATTCCTTTAGAAACTGAAACTACTGCAAAAATAGAGATAAAAACAAAGAAAAACAAAGAGCCAAAAAAAAGAATAACAAAGAAAAATAATGAAAAAATTGATATAGAAACGAACAAAGAAAAACCTGTAAAGATTCGCAAAATGTCTAATAAAACCGAGGCCAAAAAGCATATTAAATCCTTTAAAGAAAAAGGTATTACAGTTATTGAAGCTTTAACCGAGCAACAAGTAACAGATATTGTTGTTGTAGCCAATGATGCATATTATAATACAAAGAAGCCACTTCTCACCGATAATGAATATGATATTGTAAAGGAATATGCTGAAGAGAAATACCCAGATAATGAGACTATTAAACAAGTTGGTGCACCCATAGAGAAAAACAAGGTCGCATTACCTTATAATATGCCTTCTATGGATAAAATCAAACCTGATACAGGCGCTCTTACTAGTTGGATTGGTAAATACAAAGGTCCTTATGTATTATCTTGTAAATTAGATGGCGTAAGTGGCATGTATACTACAGAAGGTGATGAACCCAATCTTTATACTAGAGGCGATGGCACAGTAGGCCAAGACATCACACATATTTTACGTGTTTTAAAGCTCCCGGTTACGGACAAGAAGCTTGTTGTTCGTGGTGAGTTTATATTACCAAAGAAGGTATTTGATGAGAAGTACAAGGCCAAGTTTGCCAATCCTCGTAATTTAGTTTCTGGTATTATTAATAGTAAGACATTGGATGATAAAACCAAGGACTTACATTTTGTTGCTTACGAAATTATTCAACCCTTGATGAAACCCAGCGAGCAGATGACCCTATTGAAAAGCTTAGGTTATGAAGTTGTTCAGAATAAAACGGAGACAACGTTAACAAATGAAAGTTTGTCTGATTTATTGATTGATTGGCGCACTAATTACGAATACGAAATAGATGGCGTTATTGTAACCGATGATAATATGCATGCTAGAAAGGATGGTAATCCAGAATATGCATTTGCTTTCAAGATGGTAATTTCAGACCAAATGGCAGAGGCTAAGGTTGTTGATGTGATATGGAATGCTAGTAAGACAGGGTATTTGAAACCTCGTGTGCAAATAGAACCCATTAAATTAGGTGGTGTGACAATTGAATATGCAACAGGATTTAATGGTGCATTTATTGAATCCAATAAAATCGGTGTTGGTGCTGTGATTCAGATTATTCGTAGTGGTGATGTGATTCCACATATTAAATCTGTAACAACTCCTGCTGAACATGCGAAAATGCCTGATGTTAAATACCACTGGACAGATACGCATGTAGATATTATTTTGGATGATGTTGGTCAAGACACAGGTGTTCGCGAAAAGGAAATCACTGCGTTCTTTACAGGATTAAGTGTAGATGGTCTGTCTAGCGGGAATGTGAAACGTATTATAGCAGCTGGTTTTGATTCTGTGGCTAAGATTATTAAAATGTCTAAAACGGATTTTGAGACTGTGGAAGGATTCAAAGCAAAGATGATTGAAAAAGTATATACAAGCTTGCATGATAAGATAGACAATGCTAGTCTATTAGAGATAATGGCAGCATCTAATAAGTTTGGCCGTGGTATTGGAGAAAAGAAGATACGTCCTATTATGGATGAATACCCAGATATATTGACTCGTAGTGAAACCACTGAAAAGAAAATTACAATGTTGAAGGCGATTAAGGGTATTGGTAAAGAGAATGCCAATGCTTTTGTAGAGCATATTCCTGATTTTATGGCGTTCTTGAAAGAATGTGGTCTAGAGGGTAAATTAACAGGTCAAATAAAGCCTGTTTTAGAAAATAAGATGGTGGAGACGTTTGATACGAACCATGCATTATATCAAAAACATATTGTTATGACAAAGGTCCGTGATAAGACGATTATTGAAGGTCTTTCAAAAGTAGGTGGTATATTGGATGATTCAATCGGCAAAAATACGTTTGTTCTGGTTGTAAAATCAAAGGATGATGTGTCTAATAAAACGAAATATGCTACTGAACATAATATTCCTATTATGACACCAGAGGAGTTTATTGAAAAGTATTTGAAATAAAGGGAACCTTAAAGCTGCGCGGGTCGGTTTCGTTCCTTGTCCCTTTAATCCCTCCTATTTTATTGTAATTTTTTAATTAATATAAAAATTACAATATAATATGCTATTATGTACGGAACTATAGATAAACCATCTGTTTTTGAAGCCTATGTTTCATTGAATCAATTAGATTATATAGATGAACCAGAAGAAAATAATTATTGTAGTAATGCACGAAATATAGTTGGTTGTGTTTTAGCTGTTACATCAGCATATGGGCTAGTTTTTTATCTACTTTACTATAAAATCTAAAATGATTCATATTGTTACGAACTAGAATACGTGTAATAAAAAATATATATAATTTGTATATATATGACTACTAGATACTATATTCGGTTGACACTCCCTGACCAGTCAGATTTAGTCATATTTACTGGTTTTTTTTACGTAGATGATTCAACACATATTGTGCAGACATTTTATGATTCTACCAATCCTACAGTAAACATCCTCTCTACAGGTCACAATGGAGGGCCGAGTTATATGTATTATCCAGGATGGCTTTGTTTTGATGGAGGCGGTTGCAATATAACCAGCTTTCCATATTTATATGGAGCAACAACAGGGGATTACAATTTGTACGGTAACACAACTTCAAGTACAGGCAACAGTGTAGACCAATTACAAAACGTTACATATGAATTTAGCCTTACTCCATTTAGTGGATTTCCTTGTTTCAAGGAGGGAACCATGATTCTCACTGATAAGGGATACTGTCCCATCCAGGAGCTTCGCAAGGGTGATTTAATTGAGACATACAAACATGGTTTGAAACCAATTAATATGATTGGTAAGCGTCCATTATATCACGTATGTTCCGATGAGCGTATCAAGGACCAGCTCTATGTTTGCCGTGTGGACCAATATCCAGAATTAACGGAGGAGTTGGTAATAACAGGGTGTCACTCAATATTGGTAGATAATTATCTAGATGACGAGCAAATCTCTATGGTGAAAGAAACACTCGGTAAGTTATATCTTACTGATAGAAAGGCACGTCTCCCCGCTTGTGTTGACAAACGCACATCGGTATATGAGAAAAAAGGAACGTATACTATCTATCACATTGCTCTTGAACATGATGATTACTACATGAACTACGGTGTATATGCAAATGGACTTCTTGTAGAAACCTCATCAAAACGTTATTTGAAAGAGCTCTCAAATATGGAGCTGATTGAGTAATTATAAAAAATAGTTGAACACCACAATGTAATTAATGTAAATACATAATATAAAGCGATTATGTATTTTAATATTTTTTTAGTTTTTTTATTCGGTTTAGTAATAAAAACAGCAGGAACTGAAACATTTTGTCCAACCGTTTCTGAACATCGTGATATGAGGCAGGATAAAACTAAACTTCGCATTGTCCAATATAATGTAGAATGGTTATTTGTAGATTATTGCGCAACATCGGATTGTCCAGGTAATGGATGTGCATGGGCCAATCAAACCGAAGCAATAAATCATTTAAATCAGGTTGCCAAAGTCATCCAAGAACTAAACCCTGATATCATAAATCTATGTGAAGTAGAAGGCTGTGACGAATTAAATATGTTAGTAAAATCAACACAAAATACGGCATATTATCCCTATATGGTGAAGGGTAAAGACACAGGAACTGGGCAAAATGTCGGAATGTTAACTGTTGTAGACCCATTGGTCAGTCTATATAGAACAGAGGAACGTGTCATGTATCCTATTCCAGGTTCTATGTGTGGTTACACAGGCTTAACCACAGATACTGGTGTGAGTAAACATTATATTACAGAATTTCAAGTAAATAATATGCGATTTGCTATGATAGGTGCACATCTAATAGCCTTCCCAACAGATAAATTGCGTTGTGCTGAGCGTGAGGCTCAGGCCCAAGTTTTACAGAATGTTATTTATGGATATGTTGAGAAAGGGTATGAAATCATTTTTTTGGGTGATTTGAACGATTTTGATGCTGAAGTTTTAGATGCAAATAATAATAAACCAATATCTATGGTTCTAGATATATTAAAAGGAAGTGCTGGTATAAACTCAGGTAAATACAAATTGTTTAATATTGCTACCATTATTCCTCAAGAAAATCGGTTTACAGATTGGTATGATAAAAACACCGATTGTAATTCTACGTCAAATGAATTCTCAATGATAGACCATATATTGGTCACACCGCTTTTACAAGAAAAAATAGTGGGACAATTTATATATCATGATTATCCAGAATATTGCGACACGTTAAACTCAGACCATTATCCAGTTGTTTTAGATTTTTTGTTTTGATTTACCTGTTAATCTTCAAATACCTCTTATCCTCTGGCAACAAGCCATCAACAAACTTCTGCTCAAGCATGAGAACAGTACCTTTGCTCATCATCCATTCATGAACAGGAAATTTTACCCAACCCATAAAGATAAACTCGCGAGTATAAGTTTTGTCCTTGATATTAAGTTCAACTGTTATGATTGAACCTTTAACAGGATTCTCAACTTTAATGCAACGCTCCCCATTGTGCCACTCTTCTTCGCCAGTTGTTGGGCACTTACAAATTGCCGTCCGCTTAGAAGTACCCATGTAATACTCAGGATAACTCTCATTTTTATAAAAATGGGTCCAAAGTTTATCCATGTTCTTGGATGTGCTCTTACGAAACACAAAATCACCATGATTTTCTGCGTATTCAATACCGTTGGAATAATTTGGAAAATCAAAATGTTTTGAACCAACTGCATAAACATTCATTTCTGACGACATTATTGGTGCTGTTTTTCCAATCTTATTTTACCAAATAAAGTTTTCAATTTTTTACATCATTGCGCAAATGAACTATTCTAATGTATCGTATTCTATATCAATATTATCAATAATTATACGTTCGTATTGTTTCTTAATTATGTTAACTAAATAGAATAGAAATACGCTATATATTAGAATTGTTGCTAATGTTCGGTAGACGGTTTTTATTATATATATTGTATAATTGGCAATTAAAATGCCATTAATAAGTTTTACAGTAACACGAACAATAAAATAACGAGAAACTCCCACATGTTGAATGTCATGAATTATAACAATCCTATTCATATTTTCGCGACAAATTACGCAGGACTGGTTATTTTTAAACCAATTATAAAAGCATTCATTATGGACGACATATGAACAATTACATTGTTTAATTATGCTAGGATTATGTTTAATAATATTACTAATAGTTGTTGCTTTTGTTTTGCTATCTCCTAAATATTTTTCTAAACATATAATGCATTCATTAGTATCTTCGCTAGATGATGTATTGATTTCAGAACGGGCTATGTTTTCTTCCATATCATCTAACATATCATAACTAAGAATATTATTAAAAAACATTTTTATAATATTCGTATATTATTTTAGTTTATAATAAATATTTTTTTATGTAATACATAAACGGTCCAAAGGTATCATTGTTTTTTATATTATTATAACGTACCTTTACTAACTTTATAATATTAACATTATTTATAAATAACCAACCAATATAAATTATAAATAAAACAATTAATGCATAAAAATCCGTTATTTTATATTCCGTGTTTCTTAACCTCCATAGAGGAATTACTTTTATAAAAAAATTAATCGCGCAAAATAAAAATATATTTATTAATGAGTTTGAGAAATAAATCATAAGACATAACAATGCAACATTATCAATTAACCCAATAATTAATCCAATTTTTGGATTATATCTATTAAATCCCATTTCAAAAAATATATACCATATAAAAATCCAATAACTAAATACAAAATCAAAACGATTTACCATTATATTATATTATTATTACATAATATAATACTATTGTGTCAATTTCATAATTATTGTATTTTTAAATTAGAGTGATTTTTCATTATGTTTATGGAGCAGGTTTCAACTAATAATCCACCGTTCACATAAATACCGTAATTCATCTTTTCATCCGTATTTTCAAGGGCAATATGCCAAATATTATAAAGACCTTCTGAGTTCCATGGTTCAGTACGTTCATCTACACAAGCCATAAGACGATATTTGTTATCCGTAATATATATTTTTCCCAAGTGATTGATTGTTTCTTCTCTTTGCTTATCCGTTATTTCATCTACAAGAATAGAATGGCATCCTGTTATATATAAATCCTCTTTAAGTTCGGAATATGCTGAGGTTGAGCATTTATATAGACGGTTTTCAATGCGGTCTGATGTAGCGGGATTTTGAATATCTCCTTTTCCAATAAGCTCTACTTTTTTATAGCCATCACGAGTTGTTTTGACTAGGTCGCCTTTTTGTAATGTTTCTACAGGAACGTATTCTTCTTTTCCATAGGTTAATGTAAGAACTTTTGTTCCTTCTAAGAAACAAGGTGTTGATGGATATACATTAAATTGGTATGCGTTTGGGGCAAGTGGTAATAAATAGTATCCATTACCATAAACACCAGTAGGAACAGAGGTAGTATTATAACCAGTATTGTCATAGATACTTGCTATTCGCCACAATGTAGATTGAATTTGTCCAATATTTCCATAATAAATATCAGCCCCTATAGTGAAAGTACTTGCAGCACCAATACTATTAACTTGATTAATCGCATCATTGTAATTATTGTAATATACTAAAGGAACATTACCTACTGGTAAAGCGAATTCATTCATAGGACCCAATAGTAAACGTGGCTCTAATCCAGTATTTTGGGTCATATGTCTAACTCCTTCATTAAAAACAAATCCTGTGTTTGCAGTTATAGGGTAAGATGCTTCGTCAATGATAAACTCGCCATCGCTATCATTCAAATATGCTAAATAGGTGCTTTCAAATTTATTGGTTCCAACATCTATGTGTGGTAAAGTATCCCCTTTAATCCAACGCATAGGAATTTCAGATACATTAGAAAGGTCTAAACCGAATTGACTAAATATAGAATTACGAATAGTTTCTGTTACAGGGATAGTAAAATATACAACATTAGAATTGTTTAATTTGGATTTGGCATCCATAACAGTTTGGCTTTGAGTTAAATAAGCAAGTTCTTCGGTAGAGAAAACGTTAGAAAGGTGGGTTGTCATTTTATATATTATATATTGTCTTGACATATTCTTAACACAATATAAATAATTTAGTTAAGTAAGTCATAAACTTGAATACTTTTTAGATTTAGAACAAAAATCTCATCCTAATATATAAGGTTTATGTCTAAGTCAAGAAAACCAAACAACAAATCACGTAAAAACAAAACTTCCAAGATAATGGGTGGAGCAGGAACTCCAACTGCGGCTTCTGTTAGGAGGGAATCTCAAAAACTTCAATCAATAATGTCAACACCCCTTAATCCTGGATGGACAACTAATTGTACTTCAAGTACTTTATCTAGTGTAATGCCCAAGGCAATTACTGCTGCAAAGCAAGCTATAACATATGCCAACAACCATCGTGAAAACCCTAACGCTAGAGATTTAGCAGAGCTTAGAATTCAAGCAGCTGACTATTGGACTGCGCAATGCAATAAACGCAGAAATTGGCGAAAAGAAACTAACTTAGCTCCTAATCACGCGGCCAGAGATTGGTATGAACCAGGACCCACTATAATATGGAGACTTATGGATGTTAATGAATCTGCAAGAAGAAGAATGCGTCAACAAGTGTTTCCTGCTTTAAGAGAAAGAGTAAGAGACCTTGAACTAGAACCAAATGATGTTGAAAACGTAGTAAGAGGTAAGGAATACAGAAAGTCCAAAAGAAGATACGAACGAAGAGCACAAGGATTACCTTCTGCTTCACCTAGTTCCAAATAGGGGGCCACTGCTCCGCTTAAAAATCAGGTATCCCTGACAAAACCGTAATATTCTCAGGAAGTTCTGATGCGTTTATATATTTCATCACATCTTCTGCTAAATAAAGAGTCATCTGTATATTTTTATTTTCTATTGTGCATTGTTTTGTCCAGCGGTCTAATTTCAATATATCATTGAGACCAATGATTCGGCCAATAACACCACAATGTTTATCTGGTCTTTTTCCTGGTCTTCCGTTCGTATGTTTAATGCGCCATTCACAAGAAAGAGCATTTTTATGGTCGGGGAATCCGGTTAATAAAGCATATATTTCCCATCCACCGCCACGTCCATGAGTATATCTTGCGCCACCACAAATTTCTTCGTTATGTTGTCTTAGACGGCGTTTTGGATTATTGGTTGAGCCATTATAGGATAAATGTGAGTATTTAGGATTACGGTTACGAAGGATGTAACAATACCAGGGTCCACGGCCATCATCCAGGGTTTCTATCGGTTCTTGAATAATTATGTCGTCCATAGTATCAAATATAATAATAAATTTATTGGTGTATAATAAATTTATTCTATGAAAAATATGATGAAATTTGTAAGGAACCTGTAACTCCCGAAGTTTTGGAACGTAAGGAGGGGTCGCAGGGGTCAGAAACAACTACGTGGTTTCAACCTTATTGTGCGTAGCACAATTGAGGAACCTTGGTTCCCTGCTAATTTATTAGACATATATTGGCAAAGCATCTATATCCATAACTTCCTCACCTAGCTTCTTAGACAAAAACTGACTAAAAAAGGGAAATACCAACTGCTCTTGTGGAGTATGCTTATGAACAGTTCGTGCAATCATCTTATACAATTTAAAATTAGGATAACGCTCTTCACCGTTACGTTTATATAAAATATTCTTATCGTTATCGTCTAAACACCATCTATGAATTGTCTTTTGTAATTCATCAAATCTCTCAGGATGTTTATCGTCATCAATAATAAAATCATAAATAGAACATCCTAATCTAGATAAATCAAAACTATAATTAGGGTCAATACGGGGTTTTTTCTCATTAATGAAAGGCTCACAATTATATTGTGTTGCACCATCTCCACCCGGCGCAAAACTATCACTAAAAAATAATTGCCCTTTGAATTTATATGCGCTACGGCCGAAATCTATTATTTTAAATATTCTACCATAAGTGGGCACGCGATATGTTTTTTTATCGTATCGGTAATACAAATATTTTTTATCAGTATTCACATACATAATGTTGTTTGTATGAAGATCGTTATGTGTAAAATTAAATGCTTTCTGGTATGCAATTAACGTCATTATTACTTGCATTAATGCTGCAGCACCCATATCCTGATTTAATTTATCTTTAACAAATAATTCATCCATGGTGCCATCGCATTTCTCCAAGCAAATCAATTGAACAGGAAAATTATTTATAAACGCATATTCTGACTGTTCTTCATCATCGTCATCATAATTATCTGAACCATCAGAATCACTTCCCCAATCACTATCACTATTACTATTACTATTTTCATCGGAACCATCTTTATCTGAATCATCATCAACACTATAATTGGCTTCGCTATTGTTTGAACTATCTGATGAACTACTAGACGTAGAGTTATTTTCTTTCTCATAAACCAATTCATTGGATTCTGTTTGTTCACCAGATTCAGTAGAAGTAATAACGTCTAGGTCTTCTACACTAATTTCGTCGGATGCATCATCTATTTGTAATTTCTTTTTATTGCTGCGAGAGCCAAAATTAGCAAACTCATTGGGTGTATCAACAGATACTGTAAATAGTTTATTCATATTCTCTGTGAAATAATCGGATGAATTCAAATATTCTAAATCATCGGATATATTTGCTTTAAATTTTTCTTGGACACCTAAAAACGAGCCATAATAATCTACACCGTGTACAAAATCATGTTTATGGATTAATTTGGATGCTAAAAAACTAAAGAAATTATCAGTGTAAGATGTGTTGTTGTAATATGAAATTTTCTCAAGAGGTGTGGCCGACGAAAAAGGGTTGGGTAAAATATTCATTTTATCCATATCATCTTTGTATTTTCCAGTCATGTATCTTATAGGGTCAACAAGAGGTGAATATTTAATAAATACTGGTTTTTGTAATGTTTCTTGTGTTTCGCAATGAATAACCTTATTCATGTTGACAAAATGGTAATCATGGTTCAATGCGATTTTATTATAACTCTTCTCAGTTAAATCAAAGAAAAGAGAATATACAGGGTTATAGTTTTGAAAGTGATTGATTTGAAAAGGATTATAATTATACTCTAAATCTTCAGGGTTATGTTGATAATCTTTCTCTAAAGAACCCAAATCAATTGCTTTTTGTTTTACATAATGAATCGTGAATTTAGTGCTATCTAAATTACTCATTTTTGTATAAGTGGTTTATATATTTTAAAATTTGCTTTCTAAACTTATTATAACCATTGTCTATTTTAAATATTGGTTTAGAGATACTATTTTTTATATACGTGTATTCATATATTGATTCAGAATGACATTGGAATTAAAAAAATTTGATATGCGAAATATTACATTTAAACCTGACGAAAACAAGGGACCTGTTGTTGTATTAATCGGACGCCGTGACACAGGTAAGTCTTATTTAGTAAGAGATTTATTGTTTTATCATCAGGATGTTCCTATCGGCACTGTTATTTCGGGAACTGAGGCTGGTAATGGATTTTACTCTGCTCACGTTCCTAAATTATTTATTCATGAGGAATATAATAGTATATTAATTGAGAATGTATTACGCCGTCAAAAGATGGTATTAAAACAGGTAAACAAAGAGATAGAAATATATAAAAAGTCAACTATTGACCCAAGAGCATTTGTTATTTTAGACGATTGTTTATATGACCAGTCTTGGACTCGTGATAAACTTATGCGTCTCCTTTTCATGAACGGTAGACATTGGAAGATTATGTTGATAATTACTATGCAATATCCACTCGGTATCCCACCCAATCTTCGTACCAATATTGATTATGTGTTTATTTTAAGAGAGCCTTATTTTGCCAATAGAAAGCGTATTTGGGAAAACTATGCTAGTATGTTTCCTACATTAGAATCTTTCTGTGCAGTTATGGACCAAACCACCGAAAATTATGAATGTCTAGTAATTAACAATAATTCTAAGACCAATAAATTAAATGACCAGATTTTTTGGTATAAAGCCCAGGACCATCCTGATTTTAAGTTAGGGTCTAAGGAATTCTGGGAGATTTCTAAGAATATGGGGTCGGATGATGAAGATGAGGCATATGACCCTAGTAAATCTAAGAAGACGAAGGGACAGCAAATCAATGTAAAAAAGACCAAGTGGTAATTGGAACCTAAAAACTGCGCGGGTCGGTTCCCTTTTGAACCCTCCCTTGTTTTTGAGGATGAACATGTTGTTCATTCTCAAAACTTTTTTTTTATTTCGTCAGGTATTTTATTTTTTGTTTTTCTTTTCTATTCTGTCTCATCACTATCATCAGATTCATAATCATGTTCTTCTTGATGTTCGTTTTCTTCTTCTCCATCTTCTTCATCTTCATCTTCATATTCATCTTCATCTTCACTTTCTTCTCCTTCATCTTCACTATTTTGTTGAGGAGTTGTTTGTTCTGCATCTACTGTTGGTAATATTTCAGCGCCAGTAGTCTCAACAAAATTAAGGTTTGAAGCATCTACAGGACCTGGTAGAGTTCCTATACTATCATCACTAGATTCAGAGTCTTCGGTTGAAGTTCCAGCTACACCCTGAGGACCGGTGTACCCTGTGTAACCAGTTGAACCAGTAGCACCTGTATTACTTGAAAAACCAGCAACACCTTGAGGACCAGTATAACCAGTAGCACCTGTATTGCTTGAAAAACCAGCTATACCTTGAGGACCGGTGTACCCTGTGTAACCAGTTGAACCAGTTTCTCCTGTTGAACCAGTTGAACCTGTTGCACCTTGAGGACCAGTATAACCTGTATAACCAGTTGAACCTTCTGAAGGGTCTATGTTATTAACAAAGTCATTTCCAACATAGGCTCTAAGTCGCCCAACTACTCTAACCAAAGGAATATCAACATTATCCCTTTCAATAAACTCTACATGAGAATCTTGGTAATTATTACCGCATTTAATCCTCTCAAATTTTATATGTTCGTCTATTAAAAATGCTTCCCTTTTTTTATTATCAGGTTTCCTATAACACCTTCTACCAAAACGAGGATTAAACATATAAAATCTACGCAGTAGCATGTTTAATTCACAATCCGCATTTTCTTTCTCTGCATTATCAAGACTATACAATTTAGCAAAATGTAAAGCCAAATAGGGTCTCATTATTTCAACGAGTCTAGATATAGGAAAACTACTATGAATATCTAAACGGTTTGTGTATTTATTATCTCCTAACATACTTATTGCCTCTATATACAAATCATTTATATGTGTGCTCATAAGGTAATGCTCTAGGTATTTTTTACGAATAATAACTTCATTATCACGTTTAAACTTTGTTAGATTAAAGTTGCATAAAAAATAATTATGAAACAAATTAGACAATATAAAATTGCCTCGTTTCATAAAAAAGTAAATATGATACAATGTTGATTTATCAAATGGCAAATTATTGTAGGGATTCTTAGGAGGCAATGGAGTAGAAAACATATATGGTGAATTTGTTAATGCTCCTTCTATGATATTTTTTAAATCTAGTACAGTAAATAAATACTTGTTATTGTTTTGCAAAATAGTAACCACATTATGTTGTGATTCACCAATAGGAGTTAAAATCAAATCGTTTTGAATAAGGAGTTTTGCCTTTCTCCATTTATATCTATAAACTGCTCTACTCAATGCCCAATAATGGCGTTGTATTTTGCAAAATCTACTAATAAATTCATTTCTCTGGTTAGCAGTCATAAAGATATTATCAATAGTTTTCTTAAAATATGAAAACTTTGATTGTATAGAATAATCAATAGTACCTACTGCAAACATGAACAATAAGATTTTCATTAACCTATTTGTCATGTCACAATCAACAGGTATATTTAGACTTGGTTTACATTCATAATTATGCGCGACCCCATGAAAGTCATTTTTCATATTTTTGGATTTGATATGTGTGGGGAAATTATATAGTTCATCCGTCTCACTATTAGCTTTATGAGCTATCTGAGAAAAGGTGTGCATAGTAACCTAAAGATATAAACGATAAAGGGTTTATATCTTTTTTAATATTATTTAGAGACCATTATAACATTAGACATTGTTTTCTCCAAGAGCTTCTCTTGCCTTCTTAGCAAGTAACTCATTGTGAAGTTTGGTAGATTCAACATCAGCAACTTCACGCTCATCAAAGTTGACGGTTTCTTTCACACCAATCAAATTACCATCGTCATCAATGGTTTGCGTCAATACATTTCCGCTCTTCTTAGCAAGCTTAATATTTTCCTCAATTGCCTTACGCTTAGTCTCCATAACACGCTTATCAAATTCCTCCTTGGCAAGAGTCTCATTCTTAATCTTCTCGTTGTGGAGTTGGTTCAACTCCTCCTCCAAGAACTCTACCTTACCAGTCTTGTACGCATCAGGGTCCCAAGGAATCCAAATACCAACAGGACCAACAAAGATATCGTGATTTGGGTCGTGCTTACGCAATGACTTGCACTTATTTTCTGCCTCTTCTTGTGTTGAGAAAACTCCACGCACCTTTAGGCCACGTACGTTTGTCTGGAAAGCATGCTCACGATTAAACTGCTCATTGAACTTCTCCTCATGCTTATCTACAAAGTTCTTGTAGTCGTCCTCTACACCAACACTCTTGATTTTATCACCCTCCTCTTTAATAAAGTCGTTAAAATCAGTAATAACATCGTCTACTTTTAAATTGTATTTAAAAGAGAGAAATTGAATAAAATCTTGGTATCTCTCCATAGATTTAGCAAAATCCCAGTTTTTAACGAAAGAGTTGAACAACAACACCTCGCGCTTTTTAAGAATCTTCTCAGGAGATACGAACGACATACAACAGAACTTTTGTCCAGCAATAGGTTGGTCTTCATCGCACAAATCAACATATTTAGGATTTTTTTGACCATCTGGTAAAGTCTTCTTTTCAAATGCCGACATCTTTAGCAATATATAGGATTTTTATTGAAATAGTGTTTAAGTGTTTTGCCAAGATATAATATTATTTATTTTAGGAATAATTAATACTAAAAATTATTTTGTTTGATTATATTATATAACCAGAATGAGTGGTATGTTTGATTTCAACGAGCTTGTTAAACGTGCTATCAAGTACTTAATTGAAGGTTTAGCCGTCGCGGTTGTAGCCTTATTGATTCCCAAGAAACCCCTCAATGTTGAGGAGATTGTCATCATTGCTCTTACAGCTGCCGCTGTATTCAGCATCCTTGACGTCTTCATCCCTGCTGCAGGACAGAGCAGCAGAACTGGCCTCGGATTTATAGCGGGTGCCAATTTAGGAGGTGGCCTTAAAATGGCTATGTAAATGCAGCCAATAAAATAGTTTAAAATTCCTATCAAAAATACTATAGGAGGGGGTCTTCCGTATTTCTGCGCCAGGATTTTATATGATTCTCAGTGAATCTCATAAAAAATTGAATATAATAGTTACATATAAAAAAGCATTCAAATCCTTTTAAAAGTAAAAAAGGATGTCCTACACAAACGCAGTACTTGCACAATTTTGCAAAGAAAATAGGGTTATCTTAACAAAAGATTACACTAAAATTATAGTAAATTCTAACACAGATATTGAAGGAAAGTGTTCTACAGAAACATGCGATGGAACATTTATAAAACAATTTAGAACACTTGTAAGGAGTAAAAATATATATTGCAAACAATGCAATAAAAATGAAAAACAAACCAGAATGCAAGAAATTTGTTTACAGAAGAATTTAACCGTTTATGATAATGAACTTTTCAGAAGATTCAGTTCAGAAAAGAATCTTGTACTACGAAAAGATTATAGTAACATCAATGTAAACAGTAATACTATTATTGAAGGAATATGCACATTTGAAAATTGTAATGAACCATACAACAAACGATTTGCGGCTATGTATTTATACAGTATATATTGTAAAAAATGCAGCAAAATAAATTCAAAAAATAAATACAGAGAAACCTGTCTTGAGAAATATGGTGTTGAAAATTCATTTCAAACAACGGATTTTAGAGAAAAGTCTAAGAAAACATGTTTGGAAAAATATGGTGTTGAAAATGCCAAACAATCAAAAGAAGTTCAAGAAAAATATAAAAAAACATGTCTAGAGAAATATGGATTTGAAAATTCATTTCAAAATGAAGAAATAAAGAAAAAATCTAAAGAGACATGTTTAGAAAATTATGGAGTTGAATATGGTATGCAAAATAGTACAATACGTGAAAAACAAAAAACAACTTGTCTAGAAAAATATGGTTGCGAAAACGTTTTACAGAATGAAGGTATTAAACAGAAAATAAAAGAAACTTGTCTAGAAAAATATGGTTTCGAAAGTGCTTTTCAAAATAAAGATGTTCAAGAAAAACAAAAGAACACATGTCTAGAAAAATATGGTTGTGAAAATGTATTTCAAAATGAAGAAATAAAAGAAAAAAGTAGAGAAACTATGTTAGAAAAGTATGGTTGTGAAAACCCAAATCAATGCGATGAAATAAAGGCAAGGATGAGAATAACAACAAAAGAAAGGTATGGAACAGAATATGCCTCACAAAGTGAAGAAGTAAAACAAAAAGTAAAAAATACATGTCTAGAACACTTCGGTGTAGAATATTCATTGCAATCAAAAGAAGTACGTAAAAAAGGAATAGAAACAAACATAAAAAAGTATGGTGCTAGACATCCAATGCAAAATGCCGAATTCTCTGAAAAAATATCAAAAACAGCATATGCAATAAAAGTCTACACTATGCCTTCTGGTAAATTAATGTCAATACAGGGATTTGAGAACTTTTGTCTAGACGATTTATTGAATAAAGAAAATATAGATGAAAACGATATTATTAATGAAAGAACTAAAGTTCCAGAATTATGGTATGAAGACTACAAAGGCGAATCAAAAAGACATTATGTAGATTTCTATATCCCTTCTCAAAATCGGTGTATTGAAGTAAAATCCACATGGACGTATGAAAAGAATAAAGAAAAAGTTCTTATGAAACAACGAGCTGCTAAAGAATTGGGTATGAAATATGAAATACGAATTTATGATTCAGATGGTTCAATAATTGAAACCTTGAATTGATTTGTGCCTAGTCATAAAATAAGGTGGGTTAAATCATTGCGTTAATTCATTACCTTCTTCTGCTTTCATAATCTTATCCTTACGTTTCAAATAAGCACGGTGACGATATTCCTTAAGTTTATCAGGGTTCTCTGTTTTTAGACGGTTCAAATATTGTTTGGCGTTTTCCTTAACCTTGTCTTTATTCTGTTCATAATACCTTTTATGACGGTCATTATTCGTATACTTTTCTAATTGTTTTTTGAGATTATCTACGATTTCTGTTAATACTGAATTTTCTTGTCTAAGTTTGTTTATGGTGGCATCTTTTTGCAGTAATTGAGCGTCTCTAATGTCCATGATATAAACATTCTTCCTAAATAATTTTTAAGGATTTAACGTAAAAATTATTACTTATTTTTTATAGGTTTTTCTTCGTGTTTTACTTTTGTTTCTTTTTGATTTTTTCATACCACCTTTTCCTGTAGAAGTTGCTTGTTGTGCTGAGTCAGTTGTTATTTTTTCTCCATTTACGCACCTTTTATAATATTTTTTATATTCATCCCAAAAAGTTTTTGTTTCAATCGCCATGAATGCAGAACCAACCGCAATAATAGCAGCTCTGCTAGTAGTTTCTTGCCAAAAATCTAATTCGTTGTTACCATCAATTGCACGTTGTGCAGCTACTGATGCTCCTGCAGCAACCGCACTTGTTGCCACGTTTACTGCTGCTATAACTGCTAAAGTTTTTAAATGACACGCTGCGTTAAATTTTACACCACCGAGCCTTTTTTTGCTAGCACTAGGACTAGGACTACGACTACGACCGCTAGTACTAGTACCACTATTAAGATGGTTCAATATAATTTCTTGTGTTGCTTCATCTGGGCAAGAAGAAAAAACACCAGGAGGTATAGATTCAATATCACTTTTTTCTTTCATTCTTTTTAGCGCCTTTTTTTTTAATTCTTCTAAAAATGGTAGTTTAACACACGTTTCATTGTCCATTCTTTTTACTAAATCTATAAATTAACTATATATTTTTAGACAGAGGGGAAATATTCCCAATCTAAATCATTACATACTTTCTTCCATATCATATCCTGTTCTAATTGTTTTTCACGATCCTTCATCATTGGAATGTATGGCAAATATTGTGTTTGGTCCAATAAAACACATAATTGATGTAAAGTATACGTATAATTAAAGAAATTCGTGCGATTTGCGGGGCAGTGGACTGCCCATGGTTTTTGAATTTCAATAAACAAAACACACAACGTCTCATGTAATTCTTCATTCATAATAGGTGGTTTAATACCAAATAATGAATTAATATATTGAATATGCTCAAAATATTTATTAAAACCCAGCTTTCTAAGGATATCCCTCATTTTATCATAATTAATAAGTGACATATCTTTGATGCGTTCTTTCTTAATTCTTGCCTTAATTGCATTAATAACCTCTTCTGGTATCTGCGTTGTTTCTTTAGCCTGAAATTGCGATAGAATCTCCTTAAAATGATTCAACCGAATATATGCGGTATAAGAAACCTCATTGGGTGGCTCTTTATTTGTGGGTTTAGAACTATCTACAATATATGTAATAAATTTACCACACCCCTGATTATTACAAATCAATATTCCCTCTTCATCTTGAGGTATCATCTCACCAATATTGCATATTTCACATAAATCGGAGGTAATAATGAAATTTTGAATATTGGGTAATTCGCTACCTACGTTTCTCCAATAATTTTGATAGGCCTTTTTAGATTGAGCATATTTATCACTTTGTGGATTAGCAGCTTCACTACTGGTTGATTTAATCTTAAAAAATGAATTTACCACATTTGAATTCTGATTAGTGGCTACACCGCTAGATATCTGTTGCTTTTGCTCAAAGTAATGAAATATGTATTTAGAATTGTCTAATAAATAACGTTTCTTTTCACCTTTTAATAATTTAAGTTCTGCCCGTAAATACAGGATTTTATCGCGTATATCCAGGTATTGTTCTATTTGACATTCATGTAGAGTTTTAACCTTCTCTTTTAGTGTCTTTATTTCGCTCTCAATATCAGGTATTTGTTTGAGTTCTAAATCACGAAAATGTTCTAACAATTCATTGTGTTTCTCATCTATTGTATTTGCTTGTTGTTTCTGCAACATTTTCGTATTTTTATTTGAGTTCATTTATAGATAAAATACTGACGTGTTTTTATGTAGGTTTTATTTTCTGAATATATTTTAATAGAATACTTTAGTTATAACATGGTTAATGTTACATTTGAAAATAATTATGATGCATTGTTCATGTTAATCATGATTTTTATACATGATTTCTTACATGATTTTAATATAGTTAATTTTTCAGAAAGATTATCTACTATACGTGGGATAATAGCCGATTTTACAGCAATAGCTAGTGGCGAAATGCCTTTGCGTCCAATAGCTGCTGAAGATGCCGATATTGAAGGAGAGGGTGATGAAGAACAAGAAGAAGAGGATTTAGGTGCTTTCTTTTTACCTGATGTAACTCCGCCTGGTTCACCTAGGCGTGAAGTTGCTGAACCTGAACCAGTAGCGCCACCCCCTCCTCTTGCTGCTGCCCGTGGACGTACTACCCGTGGACGTACTGCTGCTGAGCCTCCTGCTGCTCCTGCCCGTACTGGTACCAGAGGTACTGGCGCAAGACGTACTGGTGGCAGCAGTGACATTCCTATATTAAGTAACGCAAGCATGTATCAAGGGTTTGGACCTGGAGAAACTGTAGAACTATTTAAATATTGGGCTAAAAAAGAAGGAAAAAATATAAATAATTTTTTACCAACAGACAAATTAAATGTGTTTCATGTTAAAATTATTCAAGAAGTAATTAAAATAATTGATGAAAGTCAACTATATGTTCTTGGGTTTATGGGACATAATACAAAACAAAAAGGTGGCAAACACGGGTCAACAACTGTTCAAACCAGAGGTCATGATGGTTTTGTAACAAAAGATGATTTGTTTGAAAAAGAAGGGCTAGACCGAGCCACGACATTTAACCCAAAAGCACACATTAAACGAAATCCTTTGCAAATAAAAATTGTTGGTAAATATGATAAACATCATGATTATGTTAAAAATGGTTATGATACTGCTATTGAAAAAACGGATGGTAAAACAAAAGAATATTTTATGTTTATGAAAAATTTGTTTTTATGTTATGAAGATACAGATAAAAATCCTTATGAAACATTTACTAACGTTCATATAAAAAATGCTTTGTTTATGTATTTGTTAAATGAGAACAACAACCTATTTAATAAATCAAATCCATATAAACTATTAAAATCATTAGAAACTCATTATAGAGGGTATTTTGAAAACGAACGTTCAACAATTAAATTTACAGATAAAAAGAAGTTCAGAGGGGGTGACCCGAACGTTTTTTTAGCTAATGTTAAACGCGATTTTGATAAATTCATACCATTTGTTAATGATCCAGCAAAACCTGCGACGGATTTATTTAGAATTATAGAACAAACTACGGATGAAGAAATAGATAGAATTAAAAGTTTTATTGATAGAGATGTTACTGACCCATTATCTGATGACGCTGAATTAAAAGCGATTTTACATACTGGTTCAGAGAATTATAAAAAAGTTTACAATGACACAATAAAAGAGTATACAGCTTATAAGGGAAGTCGCAGTGGAAGCAGAATAGCGATTGATAAAAAAAAGGCTTTTTTATCCAATGCGAAAGATTTAATAGTTTATATTTGTAATAGCGTAACAACTCATAATGCAGCTTTATCTGCATCAGCAGCGGCCGAAGCAGCTAGAGCTGCTTCAGGTAGCTTGACACAACCTCAAAAAGATAACGTTGGAATGATTTCTATAATAGTAGCAGAAGGAGGAAAACAACATATTATTGGTAGAAATATTGATTTTAGGTTAGTAGATAATGAAGCTAGATTTAATGCAGCTTATAACAACAATAGTGTTTTACGAACTGAATGCAAAATTATAGATAGTGTAGTAAAGAAAAGAGAAGTGCCAGGTACAATTGATAAAGCAATAAAAAATGCTTTTATTAACTACGCAGAGACCAATTTTCCTAATAGAATATTAAAAACAGCTCAGCAAATGAAAACATTGATTATTGCAAAAAGAAGCAGGAAAAATATTTCAACAATTAATAACGCAACAACAAAATCATTAGACCTTTTACGTATTGATATATCAGAACGCACATGTCCTTTAAGTTCTATAACTGATGCTCAAGGAAGTTTTGGAAGTTGCGTATCAGATGTTTCAAGAGATAGAAAAGAATATCATCCTATGGATTTTAAAATAACTAATAGTGATGAAACTATTTATTATGAAGGCAAAACATCATTCTCTCAAAGAGGCAGTGATATTAATTCTACTGTTTCATTTTCTGCAAGAGTAGGGGATTTTGTTTTAGAACCTTCAATAATGGAATTAAGTATAGTTGATGGTAAACAATTCGTAGAACTATCTGCTAATACGACAATAGCTAAAGTAATGACAAAAATAGTAAGTATATGGACTAGATTGTTTGGCGAACGACCCGAAGTTATTAATGATAGACGAATGTGGCAAGAATTAATAAGTACACCAGTTATTTTTGCGGATTTAATTTCATGTAGTGCTATTAAAAGCGTAGGTGATTTATTTCAGGAAATAAACTCTGTTGCTAAAGATGGAGGATATTTAACAGCATCTGGAGCTCGTTGTCCTCAATGCATTCCATCTACATATTTTAATAATGTTTTCCGTATAGGAGCAAATGGTGACCAACCATCTGGTGTAAGAGCTGGATTTATATTATTAAAAGCTACACCTGGTAGTCTTATTCCTGACGCAATGGCTGGATATTTATCTGTTAATAAAGATAGAGATAACCCTCAATTTAATGATGGTTCTTTTGTGATAGTCACTGCCAATAATGCAGTTAGAGGGGGCGGTAGTAGAAAATTAAGTAGAAAGGTTTCTAGTAGGAAAACTCGTAAATACTATTAAAACGGTGTATTGATAAAATATATATGTCATCGTCACAAAAAGTAGAAATATCTAGTGATTTTCCCAATAATATTAAATTAGAGAAAGCATCGTTACGTAAAATGTTATTTATTATGAATGCTTTAGACCAGGGATGGAGTATTAAAAAATCCAATGATTCTTATATTTTTACGAAGAAGCATGAGAACCGTAGAGAAATATTCCAGGAGAATTATTTAGAGGATTTTTTGTTTAGTAATTTCTCAACGGACCCTTTTGAAATGAGTAAAAAACATGATTAATAAATACTTTTTAAAAAAGTATTTAATAACAATTCAATAAAAATATATTGCTATTAAATTTAGGAAAAATTACAATACCAATGTTTGTAATTCATATTTATTTTTTCTGTAGTTAATATGTGCAGACTTTTAGTGCATATTTACATTGTTTCATTAATTAATACATATTTAATTATTAATTAATTGTTTTCTCCCAAAATTATTTTCTTTGAGGATAGTATAAGGAAATTATTCCAAAATGGCTGGTGGACTTATGCAACTCGTCGCCTATGGCGCCCAAGACGTGTTCCTTACCGGAACCCCCGAGATTACTTTCTGGAAGGTGTCTTACAGACGCCACACCAACTTTGCTATGGAATCCATTGAGCAAACCTTCTCCGGCCAAGCCGATTTCGGTCGCCGTGTAACCTGCACTATCAGCCGCAATGGCGATCTTGCCTACCGCACATACCTCCAAGTTACTCTCCCTGAGATTAACCAAAGCTTGTACACTGGCGCTGCCGCCGCCAACAAGGGTGTCTATGCCCGTTGGTTAGACTACATTGGTGAGCAAATGATTGCCCAAGTTGAGGTTGAGATTGGTGGCCAACGCATTGACCGCCAATACGGTGACTGGATGCACATCTGGAACCAACT